ATATCTCTCAAGGCCATTGCTGCAAAGACAAAAGATGCCAAGATTGAACCTGCAAACATGGGTGGCAAAAACACAATGCAGTTTTCTTTGCAACCTGGTTCATTAAAGTGCTTGCTATCTATTGGTAATAAAACACCATATGAATTTGATACTGGTGAATTAGCATTTGACTTTATTGCGAACGGTGAACCTGTTCACGGTCAGTCTAGAAACTTCCAATATTCTAAAGAAAGAAATCTGGTTCAGACAGACTTAACACCAAAGGGAAGATCCGCTGGCGCTAAACTTGGTAAGGTTTCATCATCAGCACTTGATACATTTCTAGCAAAGAATGGATTAAAAAGACCCGCATCAGCATCGGGTGATCCTAATATCAACCCACCTGGAAAATGGTCAGAAAGTAATATTAAATATTGGATTAAACTCTACAACTCTCTTAAGAATAAGAAAGTCGCTGGTCAAAAGATAGATTTTGGTTCTTTAACTGTTATAGACGAAAAAGGAAAAACTCTATCAGGTATTGAAAATGTTATTCGTTATGCTGTAAAATATGAAGGCAAAACTAGAAGTTCTGCCGGTAGATTTTCTTCTAAGTTAATTGGTATGAGATGGGCCGCAATATGGGCCGAATTGGAAGAAAAAGGAAAAACAGAAGAATGGTTAAAGACTCTCTATTTCGGCGCCAAGAAAGAATTTGGCGAAGAAAATGGCCCCTTTTTAAAGATTTACTGACATGATCAGATTAAACCAATATCTAAACGAAGCAGCAGCCGAGAAAGACCGTCACCTCACACATATCGAGGATGCGGTATTGGAAGGTGGTGTTGCAGGCACTCGTAATGCCATTCAGTTCCTTATTGCTCTCAGAGATATGTTTGCCGATGATGGTGTAACACTATCAGAGGCCAGAGGTGGTCTTATTCTAAGAACCAAGTTTGATGGTGCACCTGCAATCTATGCTGGTATCAACCCAGAGAATGGTAAATTCTTTGTTGGTTCTAAATCTATCTTCGCCAAGAATGCCAAACTAAACTATACCGAGGCCGATGTTCGTGCTAACCATTCTGGTGGTCTTGCTGATAAACTGTCACAGGCCTTGAAGTATCTACCAGCACTTGGTATTAAAGGTATCATTCACGGCGACTTTATGTTTTCTCAGAGTGATCTAAAGTCCGAAACAATCGACGGTAAAAAGTATGTTGTATTCCGTCCAAACACTATTGCATATGCTGTACCAGAAGGCACACCACTTGCTAGTCAAATTCGTGCCGCTCAGATTGGTATTGTCTTTCATACCTCATATACAGGTAAGACAATGCAGACACTACAAACTCAATTCGATGTTGATATTGCCAGCCTTAAAAAGTCTAAAAATGTATGGTTCAGAACCAATCGTTTGCTAGACGTTACTGCCGCTGCAAGACTATCAAAAGAGGAAAATGCTAAACTCACCTCTATTCTATCTCAGGCAGGTTCACTATTCAGAACTATACCTGCATCATTGCTAAACCAGATTGCTACAACCGAAACATACCGTATTCCTATCATGACCTATATGAACCAGAAGGTTCGTGCTGGTCAACATATGGGTGCAGGTTTTGCCAAGGAAGTAATGAATTTCGTGGCATCTAAATATGATAAGTCTATTTCTGATGCCAAAAGACCAGATACCAAGGCCAACCGTAGAAAAGAAAAAGATGCGGTGATGCGTTGGTTTCATAACAATATGGTCGGTCTCAAAGCAATATTCCAGTTACAGAACCTTTTGATTGATGCCAAGTTAATGCTAATAAGAAAGTTCAATCAGGTAAACGATATTGGTACATTCTTACATACACCAGATGGTGGTTACAAAGTAACAACACCAGAAGGATATGTTGCGGCATGGTCATCGGGTGGCGATGCTGTTAAGTTGGTGGATCGTATGGAGTTTAGTAGAGCCAACTTCTTGGCAGTCAAAAACTGGGGCAAGTAATGAAAAAGATTAAAGAACACTGTGGGTGTGATAAAGGACACCCAGAGACGAAACCTGTTCCTATTGTCAAAACAATTCGTAAGATTGTCAAACAGGCAAGAGAAAAGAAAAAGTATAAATAAGTAATTAACATACCGCAGAGGTAACATGAGAAAAGTTGTATTTTTATTTGGCCGTTTTCAGGTACCAACCAAAGGCCACCAAGAAATGATTCGCTACGGATTCAACCTAGCAAAACGAACAGGCGCAGAGTTTAGATTATATACCTCTAAATCACAAGACCCTGTTAAAAATCCCCTTCCATACAGACAGAAGATTTTATTTCTCCAACAGTTATTCCCAGGCATTAACATTGTGGATGATCCTAATGTTAAGACTGCCTTTGATGTTTGTCGCCAATTATCAGAAGCAGGTATTGAAGATGTTACAATGGTGGTCGGAGGCGACCGTGTAGCAGAGTTTCAGCGTTCTATCGGTAAGTATGTAATGTCTCGCAATGAACCAGGATTCGACCCAAGAAAGAACTTTGCATTTAAAAACTTTCAGGTTGTCAATTCTGGTGGTCGTAAGGCAGGTGTTTCAGGCACTCAGATGCGTGAATATATCAAGAGAGGAAAGTTTGCGGAGTTTATGAAGGTTGCACCAACAACCAACAAAGCACTGGCAAGACAGATATTTGCTGCTGCCAAAGAACATCTAAGAGAAGATAAGATTAATGACGGTATGACTCGCAAAGAGTTCGACAAGTCCTTACAATCTTTTATTGATTACACATGCGAAAAGTTAGGCATCAAAGATAAACCACATATTCAATACAAAGATGATAAGGGTGAAGGACAACCATCGTTTGGTGGTTATGCACCTCACTCTAAGACACTTATGGTCTACACAAAAAATCGTCACCCGATGGATATCTTTAGAACAGTGGCACATGAGTTGATGCACCATAAGCAGAACGAAGATGGTAGACTTGGTAAGAATGTTGCCAAGGAAGGTGCTACAGGTTCTAAGATCGAGAACGAGGCCAATTCCGAAGCCGGTAAGGTAATGCGTTACTTCGGCAAAGATAACCCATTTTATTTTGATATGAGTTATGTTATAGAGAATAAGGCTATCATTCTTTCTGGTACACCTGGTTCTGGTAAAGATAAGATATTGAAAGAGGCTATTTTACCACTAGGTTTTACGGAAGTATCCGCAGATAATTTTCATGCATCAAAGATAAAAGGTAATCTTGTTGTCAATGGCACATCAAACTATGAAAAGATTGCTGTAATCAAAGAGGCGTTAGACCTTCATGGTTATAATACAATTATGGTATTTGTAAACACTTCGAATGAAGTTTCAAAAATGAGAAACGAGGCCCGTGCAGGCAAGGGTAGAGTTATTGTCGAGAATGTCCGCTTTTCTAAGTGGAAGATTGCACAGGAAGACCTTGATAAGTATGATACAATTTTTGAAAAAGTTATTGAGATTAAGAATGATTTAGACCTTAATCAGTCCGAAGAAATCATTCTAGAAACTCACAGCAAACTTATTTCAATGGTTTCAAAAGAACTTGAAGACTTTGTTGTTTCGGATATAGATCGTAAATTCAACAGAATGGTTGAAGGTTATTCCGATTTTGAGCCTACTCCGAGAAATAATCCTGTAGGCGGTGCTGGTAATTGGGGCACAGATAAACTACGTGACAGATATGCTAATGATACACCAGGTCAGAAACCAGGTACTCATCAAACAATGCGTGTTATTGACTTCAACAATAATCAAAACGATCCAACTAATCCAAATCCTGGGCCTATTGGTGGTGATCGTATCGGTGATGAAATTGGTATGCCTAAGGGACCTGGTTTCGGTGACAATCAGAGTCTAGACTTTACAGGTGTTAACGGTATAAGACAGATTGACCGTTGGATGGTCAAAGAAGAAACCAGAAGAATGTTCAAGGCCAAATACGGTGCCCTTGCAGAGAAGAAACTCAAAGAGACTGCTGCTAAACTGACCCGAGAAGGTATGGAAGATCCTCATGGAGGGTTTTCTGCGATGGTTTCATCTACAGGCGGGCCACCTGAACAGGTGGACAATTTCACTAGAGTAATTTACGATAAAGAACTAGAAAAGAAATCTATTTTCGGCAAGGTACGAAAATTTAAAAAGACTAAATAAGTCATAATCATTATTATTCCCAATATGGAACAACTAACAGTAACAAGGAAATAAAAATGTTCAGCAACAGATTTAATACAAAAAATGATCCTCTATTAGAGGCAGTCAAGGGCGCCATGCAGGATGGTGAACTTCGTCGTCAGGCTGAAGCCCTTGTAAACGAAGAATTTGGTGTTTATTCACGCAAGGCAGTTGTTCGTGAGAACCTTGCTGCCTATGATGCTCGCCTTGAGGAAGCATATAAGTGCATGAAAGAAGGTGAACAGATTGATGAAATACGTGATCGCCCAAAGAAAGATGATATAAATCGTCGTAAGCGTGATGCCGTTGCTATGAAACTCGGTCACGATAATCCCGAAGGTCGCAACAATAACTTCAATGCTCCCGTAAGTATGCTAAAACATGGTCGCAAACTTATGAAGCAGGGTGTTACCAAAGAAGAGAAATCCAACGATGGCAATCTTGCTAACAACTACCCTCCATATGACAAAGTAACTCGTGGTGACGTTATTGCCGGTGCAACTGGTAAAGATCAAATGGGTGGCAAGAGAAAGCATATGGAAGAAGGAGACATGGGCGTCGGCGCTCCTGGTTCTCCTAGTGGTAGAGAAGCACTAAAGGCCGCTGGTAACCCTCCAATGGGAACATTCGGTGATCCTAAGGGTGGTATGGTAGCAGCAAGTTCTATTGCTAAAAGCAAGTCAAGCGAAGCACCAGTTAAAGAAGATTATGATCTAGACGAAGGTTATGGCAATGTACCTGCCGTTATGTCTCTAGGTCATGATCCACTATCAGGCGGCCGTGGAAGACCACGCACACAAGTTGCAACTAAAGGCGAAAGAAAAGGTATGGTCAAAAAGTCCGTTCAGGATTCTATGAAGCGTCATATTGCTGATCGTCTTGGTAAGCACACAAAGGCAAATCTTCCAGAAGAACAGATTGATGAACTAGTAGGCAATCAGCATAGAATTGATGCCAACAAGAATAAGAGAATTGACTCCGAAGATTTTAGACTTCTTCGTGCCCGTAAGAAGAAGATGGACGAAGGTATGGCCGATCCTAATGATCCTTCATATCAGGGTGGCGGAGATGTTACATCAACACCTGCTGCCCCTGCTAAAAAAATGTCTATGCCAAGACCAACTGCGCCTAAGACAGATTCTTCCGTTCAAGGTTCAGGTGATGTTACTGTTAGTGGTAAGCCAGCAAGCATTAGAGAAGCAGCATATTCAGCAAAGGCGGCCCGTGCTGGTAAAGACATTGGTAAGCCAGGCAAGATGTTCTCTAAGATTGCTTCTAAGGCTGGCGAGAGATATGGTTCTGAGGAGCGTGGCAAGAAAGTTGCTGGTGCTATTCTCAAGAGAATACGTGCAAAGCACATGAAGGAAGACCAGTCTTTCTAGACGCACCGGGAACGGGTAAGTCGGTCAGCGAAGCATTAGGAAATATGTTACAGTCTAGAATTAGTGGCCTTGCACAATCCAATAAGATTGCAGACCCAAATAAAATTTATGCTGGTCGTTCTATGAATATCAACGGCCAGAAATATACTATTCAGAAAGGTGATACTCTTACATCTATTGCTAAGAGATTTCCTACTTCTGCTGGCCAAACACCAAAAATGGATACCATTTCTCCTGCTCAATTCAATAAAGAAAAAGAAATGGCAAAACAAAATCTGGCTGCGCCAGATCCAAAAACTGCTGCGGCCGCTGTTAAATCACAATTTGGTTCTGCTGATGAATTGAAAAGAGACGCTGATAAAGCAGCCGCTGCAAGAGAGACACAGGCTAATCCAACAGTAAAGCCTATGGACAATCCACCAGAGAGAATGGGCAGAATGATTCCGCCAAAGGAAGTCGATCTATCTGCACCAACACCCTCTGTTCCAAATCCAGAAAAACCACCACGCATGGTAAGTGGTGCTACTGCGGCGAAAGTTGTTGCTAATAACACTGATGAGCGAAAGGCTGCCGCTGGTCGTAGAGAAGGTGCTACACAATACGGTACACAATATGAAAACACAACACCTAGCACACCTGCTACACCCGTTACACCAGGTTCTACTGTTGATGATCCAAGTTTTACAAAAAAGTCAGGAAAAACACCAGGTTATTATCAAACAGAACCAGGAGTTTTTGGTGGAACAACAGGACCTGACAGTTCTAAAACTACACCAAAAAACATGCAAGAGAGTTTTGTTTCTGTAGGTGACTATAAATATAGGATTGTATAATGGTTCATATGCCTAAAAGACCATCGGTGCTAGGTAATCGAAAGGTTGGAGATTTGAAAGACAGATCAGCAACAATCAAGGCCTCAGGCAATCAGAATATGGCCGGCGGAGGTCGTTATGATGTTAGTGAAATGGTAAGAGAAGATACGAAGGCAGCATTTAACAAAGTGCAGATGCTTAAAATGCAAGGTCAGGCCAAATTTCCTCTTAAAGACGGAGACTATGTAGAATTGGATCCGATTAAGAAGGGTGCAATGGTTTCACCACAACAGTAATTAAAAACTTTATAGAGAAGGAAAACTAAAATGCCATTATGGGGTAATTACGATAACGCAGCCAATTCAGACATTGCTGCACTTATGCAGGTCGGCGCAAATACTGCCAACGCTGCCGCAAGAATCACACTGTATGGAAATACTAAAGCAAATATTTTCATGCAGTCAGCACAGGGTAATGTTGTTGTTGGTCAGTTTTTTGCCAATACTGACGAAATGCAGGCCGCTCAGGCAGTTTCAGGTGGTTCACATCCTCAACATGCTGGATGGGTTCTACGTCATGAAGGACGTGGCCTAAAGGCTGGTCGTGTATGGTATGAAACACTAGTTGCCATGGGTTCAGGTAAGAGCGATGGTTCCGATGATACATACTTCCCAGATTATGGTCTTGTTGTTACATCAAATGCTTCAAGCAGTTCAACAGCAACACCAGGTAACGTTAACTTTACCATCGTTGCTACATCAACACCAACTGGTGCGACAATCACCTATCAGTGGCAGAGACTCAATGGCACTACTTGGGGCAATCTTTCAAATACTGCTGGTCAGTATTTCAAGGTTACATCACCAACATTCGTCGCCAACAACGTTACAGCAAATGGCAACGTATTCCGTGTTGTAGTAAGTGCAACTGGCGCAAACTCAGTCTATTCAGCAAACGCCACAATTGCTTACGTTGTTTAATAAGGAGTGAATTATATGAAGTCATTCCGAACATTTATCTCAGAAGAAGTGCTACCAACGGCCCAAGTGGCCGACGGCGGCATGGATATAGAGAAACCAGCAGTTCGTGCCGCTATCAATGCGGCACTTACTAGCGTTGCATCTCAACCAGCGGTTACACCATACGTGGTTTATAATCGCATTTCTAAACTGCTATCACAATATCACATCATTATGCCTAAGAAGTTTCTCGAAGGTGATAAGGGTGTAGAGGTATTTGAGGTTCGTCAGTTTGGATTAAAAATGGGCATGACCGACTCTGGTGAGTTTGTTAAAGAAGTGCCCACCACACATTATCTATTTCTACAGTATGGTCTTATTACACCTATGGGTATAACATATGCCAAACCAGTTGTTGGTGGTATGTATAAAGTTACTGCTAAGTTGGTTGATAAGATGGAATTAGATCGTCTATTAGACATGGCCGAAATCACCATGAGTGAAGAAGCAGAATGTCGTCAGATGTCCGCTAAGGCAATGGCACCAAAAGAACCAATGCACGATATTACTTCCGATGAAAAGAAGAAGGGTAACAAGGCGGCGGTTGCTGATTCTGAAAAGGGTCTGGATGAAGCTAAGTCATACTATGCTTCAACTCGTCCAAAGTTGATGAATGTTAGCAGAATGCCTACTGCTACAAAGTCTGATAAACCACAGAAGGCGGATAGTCCTGCAATGCAGGCGGCATTTGATAAGATTGCTGCTGCATTTCCACCAGGTTCTATCAAGGTTGGTGGTCGTAAGAAGGTTGAAGAAGGCCGTGTTCTCCGTTCTATTCATGATAAGGATGAACACAAGCCAACTCCTGCATATGCTAAGAAGATGGAGCAGGAAAAGAAGGATGATGACGATAAGAAAAGAAATGCTTCTATCAAGAAAGACTTGAAAAAGTTTGATAAAAAGGGTCTCTTTTCTCAGATTAAAGAAGGTCGTATGCCTTCTTCTGTTATCAAGCACAAGCAGAAACTCGCTGGTATGACTGATGCTGAAAAGAAGGCAAAGTTTGCTGGTAAGTCAGAAGCAGAACTAAAGGCAATGGCACATCGTCATGGCTATGGCAAAGACAGCAATGAGTATTCTAAGCATGGTTCTTTTGAAAAGAAGCAGATTGATGAACTAAAAAAATCAACTACTGCCAGTTACAAAAAGAAAGCATCAGATGACTTATCTTCTGCAAAAACTTATCATAATTGGAATATAGCTCAAGATTATGAAAATCCTAAAACAAGAGAGAAATCTGTTGCTTGGAGTAGAAATCAAGTTGCCAAGAGAGAAAAAGGCATCAAGATGGCCGATAAGCGCCTTGAGGAAAAAGCACCTCCCGGTGCCAAGTATGAAATTGAACGCATGAGACAGAGGGCTTCCCTTGCTACCTATGGTAAAGATTATCCGGCTGACATTAAGCCTGTTAGATCGGAAGAGACCATCAACGAGAAACTAACAAAGAAAATGAAAGTTTCTGATGTTATCTCCGACTTTGTTCATTCCGATGATCCAAAGTTCAAGGGTAAGTCAAAGAAAGAACGTCAGAAGATGGCTCTAGGTGCTTATTATGGTATGCATCCGGAGAAGTCAAAGAAACTTGAAGAAGGCCTTACAGATATTAAACGTTCATCAAGAGGTCGTGTATTCAAACAAGGTATTGATACTATCATAAAAAAAGGTTTAGGACAAGAAGGTGAGACAAAGACCATTGTTGTAACCAGAAAAGGTGATCCTAAGCAATCAAAAGTAAGAATACCAAAAAATAAATATGATCCATCAAAATATAATATGGTCCGTGAATAATATGTAATGTTTGACCTAAATGATGGTAATTTTTTGATCTATGCCGCAAAACACTATGATCGTCCTCATATCATTCAATCAGAATTTGAGGACGATCTAAAGCGAATAAAGTATGTCAAAAGACTAATAAAAAGATATAAACAAACTGGAGATTTTAAGGAGAGGCTGATACTCAATCATGTTATCATCCTCTCCAATGTTTTTGGTGTTGAGGCAACAGTGAATATGCTTTTCTTTAAAATTGATCAAGAAGATTATCCTGTCCTTAAAGCAATTCTTATGTTCCTCAAATACATGCCAGACAATCTAACTATCTCGTTTAATAAATACCATATAAGACAAACTGAAATAGTTGTTGATCTTTTAGTGGTAGAAAAGTTGAGGACGATATGATAGACGAAGAAATTGCTAACGTAAGTGCCAACATTCCAGGTACAGGGCAAAATCCTGTCGGTAAACCAGCTGGTTTTGGTGATACCATTGTAAATCCTGGTGCTGCTAAAAGATGGAAGAAAATAAATGCTACACAGTCAGGTGGTATTCTTCGTAGAAAGAAACCGCTTATGGAAGAAACATTTGCGGGTGCTGTTGTCTTTGAGGTTTCTTCTCATACATTTCATAATGCAAAGATGGAAAAGCGTAAAGGTAAACATTGGCGCACATATCTTGATGAATGTGATGAACTAGCAGAAATTAGGGAGTATGCCAACAAGAATCCTAGTAAACCGATTGTTTTACAAAATAGAACAACATCTGAAATGGTTTATGTTAGATATGGAAAGAAGATTTAAACGCAAGGATAGAAGGGATGGAACTATCAATGGTTAGTAAAAACACCAACGACGATGATAATGAAGTTGGTGCTGTAATAGACAAAGTACCACATTTGATCACAACAGTTATTGCTATTGGTGGTTTGGTCGCTGCTTACTTCATGACCATTGGTGAGTTTAAGATTAAGGATATGGAACTTCAACAGAGAGTTACGTATCTTGAGCAGAAAGTCGATAATATTGAAAAGACTACCGAAGCAATAAAGAGCAAACTGGATGCAAGATTTCCTGTTGTCGATGAAGATCGCCAAAATCTTCGCAGGGAAATCGACAATCTTAAGGATATCTTACAACAAATGAAACCATACCTTAAAAAATAACTTGACTTAAGGTCAAGGATGATATATTATGTTGTTTCATTATGTTCAGGTGAATTATGTCGGTATACATTGATAAGAAATATATTTCTCTCCTCGCTCCTAAACTTTCACAGTTCAAGCAGCGGGGAGAGTTTTTATGGAACTTTCGTTGTCCGGTATGCGGAGATTCCCATAAGGACAAACTTAAATCTCGTGGTTATATCTATAAGCGAAAAGAACATTTTGGTTTTATGTGCCATAATTGCGGTTCGACCATGGGTCTGTCAAAGTTCATTCGCTATGTGGACCCTGCACTATATAATGATTATCAGTTAGAATCGTTTGTGCAATCTAACACTACAAACACTAAGGTTGATGTTAACGAGTTTGTCACAAAACCGGTATTCAAGACAAAGGCATTTGATGCCATACCTATCAAGGATCTAAATTCAAATCATACTGCTAGGAAGTATCTTGAGGATCGTAAAGTTCCTATTGAGCAACTATTCTATACGGATGACTTTTCATCGTTCGTTAAGAATACATTTCCACAAAATGAAAAACTACTATATAAAGAACCACGCATTATTATTCCCTTTTATGACAGGGATGAAAATCTTCTAGGCCTTCAAGGAAGGGCAATCGGTGCCTCAAAAATCAAATACATCACAATCAAAGCAGATGACTCTGTTCCTAAAATATTTGGTTGGAATAGAGTTGAGACTAGCAAAACTATGTATGTGGTTGAGGGGCCCATCGATTCTCTTTTTATTGACAATTGCCTGGCTACTATGGATGCAAGTCTGTATATTGCGGCTTCTATCGTAGGTCTTGACTTAGATTATACTTTCTGCTATGATAATGAGCGTAGAAATCGACAAATAGTCAATAATATGAGGAAAACTATTGATTTGGGATATAAAGTATGTATTTGGCCAGATCATATCCTAGAAAAGGATATAAATGATATGATACTTTCCGGTTTATCTTCTTCTGTTATAGAGCATATCATAGACCAAAACACATATGATGGATTGGAAGCAACAATGAAACTGAACCAGTGGGCAAGATGCTAACACAACAAAGACTAAAAGAACTATTACATTATGATCCTGTGACTGGTGTTATTACTAGAAATGGCAAATCCGCAGGATTTAGAAATGATCGTGGATATATCATTATAAAAGTGGATGGTTATCCATACAAGGCACACCGACTCGCTTGGCTATATATGACGGGTGGGTTGACCACAAAAGAGATTGATCACATCAACGGAGTGACCGACGATAATCGTTGGAACAATCTGCGTGAGGCCGAACATTGTGAAAACTCCAGAAATCGTAAGTTGAATAAGGATAATAAATCTGGTTTCAAGGGCGTTTACTGGTTGAAGAAACAACAAAGATGGAGAGCCGTCATTACCTTTGATCAAAAGAAAATACATTTAGGATGTTATGATGATCCTAAGGAAGCACATGAAGCCTATTGTATTGCTGCCAAAGAGTATCATAAAGAGTTTGTAAGAACGGAGACAATGAAATGAGTAATGTGAAACTGGTAGCCATCACTAAACCTCTTATTGATGGTGTGAATACCGCAGATGAGTTTATTGCCTATACCGCAAGGGTGAGTAATCCATCAAATCAAATGAATACCCTTACCGCATCAAAACTAATCAAATATTGTATCAAGAATAAACATTGGAGTGTTTTTGAGCAGGTGTTTCTCACGGTCGAGATTACAACTACCAGAGACATTGGTCGTCAAATCCTTCGTCATCGTTCATTCACTTTTCAGGAGTTTAGTCAACGCTACGGTGATCCTACACAGGGTCTCGGATTTGAGGTTCGTGAAGCACGATTGCAAGATACTAAAAATCGTCAGAATAGTATTGATACGAGTGATACTGAGTTGCAGGAGCGTTGGAAAAATAATCAAGAACAGATTACACAGATTGCCCAACTTTATTATGAAGATGCTATTAAATGGGGTATTGCAAAAGAACAGGCCCGAGCAATCTTACCAGAAGGACTGACACAAACCAGAATGTATATGTCCGGTAGTCTTCGCTCATTTATTCACTGGATAGATATTAGAACTGATGTTTCGACACAGAAGGAACATCGTCAGGTTGCTCTTGCTGCCCGTAATGAAATCCTAAAGCACTTCCCATCTTTGGAAGAGTATTGGTTCTCACAAGAGTTTCCTAAGTGTAAGAAAGAACCTGTTGATGTTCGTGATTATGTAAAGGGTCTCGATGAAAAGAAACTTTCTTTTAGTCAGGAACTAATGAAGATTTGGTGGCCGTTTTAACATGAGCAAAACATATTTAATTGAGACACGACAGACATTCATCATTGGTTATGCTGTTGTCATGGACGACGACATGGACCCTAAGACAATCGCTGGTAAGATTATCGCAGAGGGTAATCATGGCGGTGAACTGCCAACAGAACTATATCAGTATGACGCCGGTGAAGTATTTGAACAATGCATTCCATTAGCAGATGGACAAGTAACAAAAGTTTTTAGAGCAAAGAACGATTACCTCTCGATGTTAAGTGACGAGGAAATCGTAACTAGATATACTATGGATTTCAGAACGAACAAAGAGGAAAAATAATGGATTCACTTTATCAGGAATTTATCTATAAGAGTAGGTATAGCAGATATCTACCCGAGAAGAACCGCCGTGAGAATTGGGAAGAGACAATCAATCGTTATCTAGACTTCATGCAGGCACACTTGCATAATAAGTTTAATTATGATATGACATCCGTGCGTCCTCGTTTATTCAATGCTATTCGTGATATGAAGGTCATGCCTTCCATGCGAGCATTGATGACCGCTGGTAAGGCACTAGAGCGAGATAACACATGTGGTTATAATTGCTCGTTTCTACCAGTCGATGATCCAAAAGCATTTGACGAAGCAATGTTCATCCTACTCTGCGGCACTGGAGTAGGATTTTCTGTTGAGCGCCAGTTCATTAATCAGTTGCCTGAAATTCCAGAAAAACTATTTGATTCAGAGACCGTTATCTCGGTTCGTGATAGTAAGGAAGGTTGGGCCAAGGCACTTCGTATGCTTATCGCATTGCTATACACAGGTGAGATTCCTAAGTGGGACCTATCAAAGGTAAGACCAGCAGGTGCACCACTCAAGACATTTGGTGGTCGTTCGTCAGGTCCTGGCCCGCTATCTGATCTATTCAAGTTTGTTATTAAGATTTTCAAGGGTGCAAAGGGTCGTCGTCTGACCTCTCTAGAGTGCCATGACATTATGTGTAAGATTGGTGAGGTTGTCGTTGTTGGCGGTGTTCGTCGCTCTGCAATGATTTCTCTTTCTAATCTATCTGATGACCGCATGAGACATGCCAAGGCAGGTGCATGGTGGGAGGCCAATCCACAGCGAGCATTGTCTAACAACTCAGCCGTCTATAATGAGAAGCCAGAGATTGGTTCATTCATGTCAGAGTGGTTAGCACTATACGAATCTAAATCAGGAGAGAGAGGACTTTTTAGCCGTGAAGCATGTCAGAAAATAGCAAAACGAAACGGACGCCGAAATCATGATCAGTTATTCGGTACAAACCCATGCAGCGAAATTATCCTTAGACCTTATGGATTTTGTAACCTTACCGAAGTGGTCATCCGATCCACAGACACCGCTGAACAGATTAAGGAGAAAGTTGAGATTGCTACTATTCTCGGTACTTTCCAATCTACTCTCACTGATTTCCCGTATCTAAGAAAGATATGGCAGAAGAATGCCGAGGAAGAGCGTCTGCTTGGTGTGTCTCTAACTGGCATTTACGATCATAAGTCATTTAATGATCCTAAGGATGAACTGATCGGTATGCGTTTAGAACAACTGAGGGACCATGCTATTTCAATCAATAATGATCTTGCTAACACTCTCGGCATTAATCCTGCTGCTGCTATTACTTGTGTTAAGCCATCTGGAACTGTTTCTCAACTTTGCGATTCTGCCTCTGGTATTCATCCTCGTCACTCTCAGTATTATATTCGTAGGGTTAGGGGAGATAACAAAGATCCTCTCACTCAGTTCATGAAGGACAAGGGTGTGCCATGGGAACCAGATGTTATGAAGCCTGATTCCACAACCGTCTTCTCATTTCCAATGAGAGCACCAGAAGGTGCAT